TCGTTTAATTAAACCCGAATTCGTACCAAGCATCGTAACAGAAATGACTTCTATTTTGAAAAAAACGAGTTAATACATCATGTCGCAAATTACAAATACAACTGACTATACGCCAATAACGCTCGATATCATTCCTCAACATGGAACAGGTACGCCAGTAAAAATACACCAAATAATGACAGAGTTGCATATTTATGAAGATATGTACAAACCTTTTTTGACTGGCACATTAGCACTTATGGATGGTGTAGGTCTTGCTTCAAAACTACCAATTTCTGGTGAAGAACATTTAGAAGTTGTATTCGAAACTCCTGGTGGAGACACAATCGAACAGTCTTTCTATATCTACAAAGTATCAAACAGAAGTGATGCCAATGAGATGCAGTTGCTTGTTTGTCATTTCTGTTCGCATGAGATGATAAAGAATACGAAAACTTCTGCTAGTTTTGGTTTTAATGGTGAACTTATTTCTGATATGGCACAGAAGATGTATGATGATAATCTTGCGATTGACAAAGAGTTTGATATAGAACCTACTCTTATGCCAAGAAGAATGTCATTCCCAAACTTTCCACCAGCAAGAATATTGCTAGAAATGTCAAAGACTGCACAATCTGCCGCACACCCGACAGGTTCAGATTACAGATTTTGGGAAGATTTGAGAGGGTTTCATTTTAGAAGCATACAGTCTATGATTGAAGATATTGAACCAATTAGGGATTCAGACCAAAGAGAAATCTTACATAGAAACCCACAAAACGTTCAAGCAAACACACTGAATGCAATGCAAGGTATTGAAGAGTTTAGAATATTATCACAGAATAACAATCTTCAACAGATGTTAAATGGTGCATTAGCAAACACCATGCAAGTATTTGACCCAGTTACGGGTGCAGTTACTATCACTGAAACAAAACTAGCAGATATATTTGAGAGTTTCAAATCACTTGAACCCAATATGACTGTCGGAGCAGAAGCGATAAATAACATAATGGAACCTTCTTCAAACATTCGTGTTCTGTTGACTGATGCGGCAGAAGAGTTTGCAAGTGGGATTGAAGAATTTGCACCAGCGGCACTTGCTCAAAGAGCATTGTTCGGTTCAACTAAAATTGACTTGAAACTACCTGGTGTTACTAATAGAAAAATTGGTGATGTTGTTGATTTACGTCTACCTTCCCCAGGAGCAAAAGAAACAGAGGGTGAAACAATGGATAGGCAGTTAAGTAATAACGCTATGATTACTGCAATCAATCACGCATTTACCCGAGGGACTTACAGACAAATTGTACAAGTCGCTAAAGACAGTTCATTTGAAGAAGTTAAAACAGAAGCATAATTTAGGAGAAAGCAATGAGACTATCACTTAACGAGTGGTTGCAGAACGATACGGAAAGTGAAGTTCAAGACCTGCAAGAAAAGCAAATACTATTTAACGGCGGCAAAAAATATGGACAGATTGTTTTTCTTGCTGGCGGCGCTGGTTCAGGTAAGGGGTTTGCTATCTCAAACTTTCTTCAAGGTAATGACTTTAAAATTCGTGATGTTGATGAGTGGAAAAAAGCATTTCTAAAGTTGAACCAAACAAAAGGTAAGTTCCCAGAACTTGCAGACTTGAATTTGCGTAATCCTAAAGACGTATTCAAACTTCATATGGCAGTAAAAGATGCAGGCATCAAAGATAAAACATTAGATGGTCTTCTCGCTGATGTATCGGAAGACAGACTACCAAATATAATTTTCGATATCACTCTTAAAGAGATTGGTGATATTACTGAAGTTATGCCAAAACTACAAGAAGTTGGTTATGACCCTAAGAATGTACATATCGTTTGGGTGCTTACAAACTATCGTGTTGCTGTTACAAATAACTCAAATCGTGCCCGTGTTGTACCAGAAGACATTTTGCTGAAGACGCATGAGGGTGCCGCAAAAACAATGTATCAGATTGTATCTGGTTCAATCCCAAAAGGTATCAATGGTAAAGTTGCAGTCATTCTGAATAACAGAGAAAATACTATATTCTTTGATAAACCAAATAGTAAGGGTGAGAAAGTAATTAAAGACTTTACCTACTTGACAGTTAAAAAAGAAGGTAAACGACCTATTAAACGTAAAGAAGTACAGAAGCAAATATTTGACTGGATTAAAAATAACATCCCAAAAACAAAAGAAACAAAAGAACTCTTTGGTAAATAATGAAAAAAGAAAATAAAGAAAAGTTGAAAAACGAACCTTCGTCAAGCATGGAAGAGATGTTTCAACGAGGTGAAGTCGGTGAATTCGACCATTTGAAAGATATAAGTGAGGTGAAAGATGCCAATAGAAAAGTCAAATCAGGGTAACGGCGGACCACTAGTACAATTCCGTGCTAGAGTTGTAGACAGAAATGACCCAGAAAATCTAGGTCGTGTTCGTATTCGTGCGTTAGGATTTCATACAGATGATGTAGAACAGTTGCCGACTGAAGCATTGCCGTGGTCTACTGTTGTATATCCACCATCTCCGACACCTACAATTACGCCACCAAGAATTGGTGATTGGGTTGTAGGTTATTTCAATGATGGTCCGATGGCACAGCAACCAACTGTCACAGGCATTACGCCAACAAAAGGTGGCGGTGGTTACGCAGACGATTTAGGTGACGATGGACCAAACCCACTTGCTGATAGACCTTCACCCGCAGTTGCAAACGAACCAGGACCTGCTGGAATTGGTAATACACAAACACCTGAAGATGCAGTAAATACTGTAGGTGCTGGAACCCCAGGTGCGGCGACTGGCACAAAACCAGCGGGTATTGCAAACGCAGAAGCAGATGCAAAGACTGGTATTCCTGATGGTGCTGGAGGTACGTTTGATGAACCTGCTTCTTCATATGCCGCAGTATATCCATACAATCAAGCACAAGTTTCGGAATCTGGTCACTCAGTAGAGATTGATGACAGCCCAGGTGCAGAACGTGTTGATGTAAGACATAGAACAGGCACAGGTATGGAAATGAACCCTGGCGGTGATATGAACGTCAAGGTTGTTAATAATAAGAATGAATTTATTACGGGGAATTTAAACGAATCCATCACAGGCGGTCAAATATTATCTATCGGGCAAGGTCTGAATGTTCAGACAAGTGGTGGCGCAGGCGTCATTCTCTATGTCGATGGTGGTGGTGGTATTGATGTCACTGTCACAGGTGGCGATGTAAAAATCAACGTCACAGGTAATGTAGATTTAAAAGCAACTGGGAATATCACTCAAAAATGTGATGGGAATATGACGTTAGAGTCCGCAGGCGCAATGGTGCTTAAAGGTGCAACAGTAGACATAAACTAATAATACATTTAAGGCTACATCTGTATAGTAACACACTATTTTAAATCTGTCAAGGGTTAATTTGGATTAATTTGGAGAAGTTATGCCAGCATCGGCAAGAGAAGGAGACGCAGTAGATACAGGACACCTATGTGATGGGACAACTGTGCTTGATACTCCGTCACAAGGTACTGTCACCATTGAGGGTGCGCTTGCATGTCGTGCAACAGATTTAACTGTTTCTCATGCTGTTCCTCCTGTCTGTGCAGACCATACAGCACCAATTCATGCTGGAAGTGGTACAGTTAAGATTGTGGGACTAGCGGCGGCAAGAGTAGGTGACCCTTGTGATGATGGGTCGATTACTGGTGGGGCTGGTACAGTTAGCATAGGCGGGTGAACGTCCGTTGTATAAATAATAGTAAGAATTTATTAGGGAAAAGAAATGGCAAGATTAAGTTCACCTAACGCAACATACTCGGACTTCGACATGAATTTCATGGCGCACCCGGTCACTGGCGACTTGGGTCGAGTGAAAGACATTGAAGCAATCAAGCGTTCTATGATTAATCTTCTTATGACCTCTCACTATGAAAGACCTTTTCATCCTGAGATTGGTGGTAACATTAGAGCATCTTTGTTTGAACCATTCGGTGAATTCACTGAAGATATGCTGAAACTTGCAATCGTTGAAGTATTACAGAACTTTGAAAGTAGAATAACACTGGAAGGTGTTAATGTAGAAGGATACCCAGATGAGAATGGGTTCAAAGTTCGTATCGACTTCTATATCGAAAACGTTGCCTCAGTCAATACGGTAGAAACATTTTTAGAGAGAGTAAGATAAAATGGCAGAAAATCTAAAAGTCAATGAACTAGACTTTGATTCCATTAAGGCAAACCTTAAAGGGTTTTTACAAAATCAAACTGAATTTAAAGATTTTGATTTTGAGGGTTCTTCCATGGCGGTCTTATTGGATTTGCTTGCGTACAATACGCACTATAATGCGTTCTACATGAACATGATATCAAACGAAATGTTCTTAGATACAGCAAAGCAAAGAGATAATGTTGTTTCAAGAGCAAAGATGTTGGGTTATACTCCACGCTCAGAAGCAAGTTCTAAGGTTCTTGTAAGCATTGAAGTTAAAGTACCTACTTCAGTCT